ACCGGTGGCGAGCGGTGCCTCTGGTGTTCAGTTGGTGGGACCCACTTTCTGGGGAAGAAGAAAGACTTAATGGGCCTGGCACAGGCCCAGCAATATTGGTGGGCTTGGTAAAATAACGGAGTCGGCCTTTAATAAGTAGCACTTTATTGACTTGACTTGGAACGTACAGGCAATCAAGTTATACATACATGAGAAATACGTATTTATACAATGACCCCATTAAATACATGGCAGGCCTCCTCTAAATCTATATCCATCACTGGAGCCTCTGCCATCATGATCATATCGATCATCTCTATCATGTCCTCCTGCTGGAAATCTCCAATGGTAGATTCCTTGTACATGATTTTGAGTATATTGCATATCCCCTCCTCCAAACTGTTGAAGTCGAATGGTGGTATGATCCCGTGGTGGCCGTATGGAATGAGGAACTTCTTCTTGGATAGTGCTGCTGACTTGGTGGAGAACAAGTCAATCTGCACTATGATTGAATCATCAGCCCTCAATTTGACGTTGATGATGAATTGCATGCCCTTCTTGTTGTTGTACGTGATCGTCATTGTTGTTGTTGTGCTCTATCCTTCCATTGCATCCATTTAAATAGTGGACGTGCAGGATGATATATGGAGAAGAAACGTCTACGTGTTCAATTGCTGTTCTAGTATTTTCATGTTGGTGGAGATATTTGTGTGTGATAGTGACATCTATCAAACATGTAATTAAAATAAAGAAGAAGAGATGATCCTAATCATCCCCATGATTAGGGAGAAGATGCAAATGAGAAGCAAAAACCACATAAAACTGAAGAAAAAGAAGAACTAGAAAAAAGAAATATATATTCAGAAAGAGAAGGGAGCGCAGCGACAAAACAAACAGACCCAGCGTTAAACAATAAACCATTGAAAGAAAAATTAAATAATCAGCAAAAGGACGAAAAAAATGGGCCCCATTTAAAAAAGTGCAAGTCCGTACACCACTTGTTATTGACTGAGTTACCGCACGGTTATTCAGTAACTGCTATTTACCCCTGGTAAAGAGGAGAGAGTTAAATGAGCCCCCGATAGGTAAATGAGCCCCCAATACCCCAATTGATATCGGGGGCTTTGGGTACCCATAGTTTTTACTGGACGAAAATATCCCTGCTTTTCCTCTCACAACCGGCGCGTGAGGTGCGTGAATAAAGTGGCACTTTCTCTCTCCATTTTGGCCGGAAAACGCCGTTTGCGACACTTCCGGTGATCAATTTGCGACACGCGCGGCGGTGTGTACCCCTGGGAGGGTAGAAACCACTACGCTACGCAGCAGCCTTAGCTACGCCGGAGCTTAGCTCGCCACCGTTATAATATT